CCGCGACCGATGGGACCCCGTCGTCGGCGCCTACGTCCGCAACGATCGTGAGTTCAACGAGTTGCTCAAGGCTGGCCAGGCCGCCCAGGAGGCCGAGCTCGGGATGCCGGTCCCGTTGGAGAAGGTCGACGCCCGCGATACCGAGGGCCTGGCCGAGCTCCACGGCCATAGCGTCGACCACCGCCTTGAGGTCAAGGAGAACGTGCAGAAGCTCGAGCATGACTCGGCGGTGAAAGTCTGATGGCGTGGGTCATATTCACGCTTGCCTGTTTGGTAGTTGGGATCGTTGGGCTTGTTGACGCCACGGGCCGGTTCGTCTACTGGTGGAAGCGGCACTGATGGTCGTAGGCGCATCCACTCTCGTCCAAGTTTCTCGGCCGCCCACCTATGACCAGGTCGATTTCGTCCGCCGTCTCCAGGTCATCTACGAGCAGGCCAAGAAGTCCAAGGGCAACCTGCTCAACGAGTGGAAGCGCAACTACCGACTGACGATGAACCGCTCGTCGTCCGCGCTCCCCGCGGCGGCGGGCATCCGGGCCAACGAGGTCTACCCGACCATCGACAGCCGAGTCGGCTGGATGACGGACCAGGAGATCATCTGCTCCATCACGCCCGCGGCCGACCCGTTCAGCCCGTACTTCGCGGTCATGGACATGCAGGCCGAGCAGCTCGAGTGCGTCATCAACAGCGTCTACACCACCGACCAGTGGTACGCCGAGATTTCCAAGATGCTGTGGAACGCGGCCATGTACGGGGCCGGATTCCTGAAAGTCGGATGGGACCAGGGGCTCGAGGACGGCATCGGACAGGTGGTGCTCAAGTCAACGTCGCCCTGGTGTCTCTACATCGACCCGTTCGCGGAATCCCTGGACGAGGCCCAGTTCATCATCGAGGTCCACTCGATGGCCGAGGGCGAGATCGAGCGCCGGTTCCCGAACGCCTCGCTCACCAAGATCCGTGAAGCCCTGACCGCGGGCGACGTCTCCAAGGAGCACATCCCGCCGTCCCAGGAGATGAACGTCCCGAAGGAGGGCTACCTCATCCCGGTCGACGCCGGCCAGGGACCGACGACCTGGGGGCCGCCCGGGGGCACGCAACAGCCGTGGTCCGAGCAGCCCTACCGGGCCATCAACGTCTACGAGTGCTGGATGCAAGAGAACTGCATGGAGTGGGTTCAGCCGGGCGATCCGTCGATGCCCGAGGAGCCGGTCATGGTTACCGTCTGGCGGGTCATCGTCCACGCCGGGGGCAAGATTCTCCTTGACGAGTACGCCGACAACCTGTTCCACATGAACCGCCACCCCTACGTTCGTTATGTCGATGTCGAGACGGGCGAGTTGTGGGGGTCGTCCATCGTCCGTGACATCGGCCCGTGCCAGATCGCGCTCAACCGCCTCGCCAGTCTCATGCAGAACAACATCGAGTACACGGGCAACCCGATCTTCGTCGGCGTCAAGAACTCGGGCATGGACCGCTCCACGTTCATCAACCGCCCCGGGCGGATCTATGACGTCGACGGCGGGCCGAACTCACAGAACGCCAAGCCCCAATGGCTCTCGCCGCCGACGCTGCCGAACCTGCTCATGGAATTCATGAACTGGTGGCGTGACGAGATCGAGCGTATCGCCGGACTCCAGGGCGGTCAGAAAGGGGAGATCCCCAGTGGACGAGCCACCGACAAACAAGTCAGTGCCACCCAGGAGGCCGGATTCATACGAATCCGAAGTGCTCAACGCAATCTCGAACTCACCCTCCGCAAGGCATTTGAGTTGGTGGCGAACCTCATCATCATCAACTATGACGTGCCACGCACCGTGGCCATCGTCGGCGCCGAAGGAGAAATGAGCTCGGTCAAGCTGGCCGCCCGCCACTTCTACACGCCCGGTCCCGATGGTCCCGACCCGATGCGGTTCAGCCTCTTAGTCAACGCCGGATCGTCCAAGCCGACCAGCCGTGGCGCCCGCATGGCCGAGGCCAAGGATCTGTTCGAGATGCACGCGGTCGACGCCCAGTACCTCCTCCAGGCGTACCGGGTCAGCCACTGGCAGGGGGTCCTCGAACGGGTCAAGCAGGAGAACGAGCAGGCCGCCATGCAGGCCGCCCTCAGCGGAGCGAAGGGCCAGGCGAAGGGTCCTGGCACCGGGCACCCGCACTAACAGGAGAGATCATGCTGGACGATGAAAGAACCATCATCAATGAGTTTGTGGAGTACGACGAGCGTGGGCGAGTGAAGCGTCGGGGACACCCGGATCGGGGAGACAATGTGCCTGTGGCCTGGTGCTCTCCGCACAAATGCCACCTAGAGGATTGTTTTGAACTGCATTATCCCGATGCTCACAGAAAGCGTGACACCTCGGCGTTCATTGAGTAGGCTGCGCGTATGCCACGAATGGAAGATTTCCGCAGCGACAGGTGCGTCATTGACTACGAGATGTGCACCGAGTCCCGCGGTTCCATCCTGCCTGTCGAGCGCGGCTCGATGATCGGCAAGCACCCAGCCGAGGGAGTGCCGGGCCAGCCGACAGGCATGGAATCCCGCAACGCCTTTCCGTTGCCCGATTCGATGTTCGACAACAACGGGACCGATTCCGAGCTCCACAGCACCTACCCGCCCGAGGGGCTCTAGGCGGCCGGTGGATGCCGTTCAAGTCGGAGAAGCAGCGACGGTATCTTTGGTCGCAGCATCCCGACATCGCCGAAGCCTGGGCACACGGCAAGTCGTCGGTTACCGGCAAACGCGAGTCATCCGCTCAACAGGGCAAGCGACAGCGCAGGTCACAGTCCAGATCGCATCGCAAGTCTCGAGGTGGAGGGAGGTGAGTGTATGAACGACCGCTACCGCGGCAAGCGTGGCCACAAGCGCCACGGCCGCAAGGGACGCTAGAACCGTCTCCCATCGACTGATCGGCTTTTGCCCGATCATGGCAATGTGTGGACCACCCTCGGACGCGTGTTCCGGGGGTGGTTCGCGTCAGCATCAATGACAGAGCGGCTCTGTATGCACTAGCCTCCGCCACCGAAGCTCCTAGGAGGTTGCGAGAATGGCCGACTCAGAGAACCAGGTGAAGCCGCAGTACGGTCCCCAGCCCAAGGGCAAGGCGAACATCATGCGCCAGGGCCAGACCGAAGTGGCCGCCTGGGGCGAGGACCCGATGGCGACCGGCCGGATCCCCGACCTGTAGATGGCCGGAAGCAAATCGACCGCCCCGCAGAGTGCGGCCGAGGGCATGGGGAACATCCTCCGTGCCATCACCGACACCATGCAGGCGCCCGACGCCGTCCAGTTCGCCGGCCCACTGATGCACCTCCAGACCACCGTGCTCGATCTGATCCACGGGCACGGGGCCAACAAGGGCCAGCAGGCACCGGGAGGACAAGCGCCGCCAGGCCAGCCTCCCGGGCCGCCTTCGGGTGGCGGCGGTCTAGCCGGTGGCCTGAGCGGAATGATGGGCGCTCCGCAAGGCCCGTCCAATGCCACGTCAGGTGGAGGCCCGTCCCTCTCGGGGATGGACCCTGAGCAGATGCGCCAGATGGCTCTCACGGGCGCGGGCGGTGACCAAGGATGAGTTCGATCTTCGAGTTGTTCGGCGACGAGTCCCTCAAAGACGAGGATGGTGGCGGTGTATTCGACCCGTCGAGTCTCGACAAGGTGCTCGACCAGGTGATCGCCAACCGCCCGGTCGCGGGACGTCCCGCTGGCTTTACGCCCGAACCAGGATCTGCGGTGCCGCAGCCGGATGGGGAAACTGGCACCGAAGGTGGGGAACCTGGGCCAGAGGCGTCGGTTCCACCTGAGACGCCCCCGGCTCCCCCACCGCCAACCACCGCTCCACCCGCTGACCCGTTGGGCGACCTCAACGACATGGAGCGGCTCGAGCTCTCCCAGCTTCGTCAAGCACTCTCCGATCCAGAGCGTGCGCTCGCTGTCCGTCGAGCCATGCTGGGGGTAGAAGCTCCACCGGCAGCCGCGGTGCCGACACCCGCGGCTCCGGTGGCAGCTCCGCTCCCGACGCTCCCCGAGGAGATCGACCCCGGTTCCTTCGAAGCCCAGCTTTGGCAGCAGAACCAGGAGATGCAGCGCCAACTGGCCGAGATCAAGGCAGGCCAGCAGGCCACGACCGAGCAGACCGAGCAACAGATCATCGGCCAGGCCGCCCGCATGGCGACCTCGAACTTCGCCACCCGCTACGCCGGCAAGCTCTCCAAGGAGGAGATCGAGGCCGTCTGCCAGCATGCCGGGCTCCAGAAGCTCCCCGAGGCGTTCCGCCCGGTGTCGGCTTCCTGGGAGGAGGCGATGGACAAGGCGCTCGAGTTCACCGTCCGGTCCAATGACGGACTCCTCGCCAAGGTGCTCGGGATGCAGCCCGTGATCGCCCCGGCCCCGGGCACCGAATCAGAACCGCGCAAGCGTGTACTGACTGCGCTATCGTCCGCAGCATCCCCATCTGGTGAAGCTGCACAGAGGACTCCGATCGAGCATCGTGGCGACGGAAGGCTCTCAGAGAAGTCGAGACTCGCCCTCGTTCAAGAAATGATGAGCGGGGGATCAATCACAGGTTCACCAGGAGAAGGGATTTAGCCAATGGCCGTCACCCCCACTGGCGTCGACATGATTACCTCCATTTCGCGGAGGATCCTGCGAGAGGAGGCGACGGACGTTTTCTACCTCGGCTCGCCCTGGACCTGGCGCTTGTGGGCCAAGAACAAGGTGGTCCGTCGAGGCGGCCTGCACATCGAGTCACGGTTCATCTATACGCCGTGGTCGACGGGCGGGTTCTTCTACGGCCCCGAGGTGCTCAACGTCGAGCCGTCCGACCCCGAGATCTCAGGCGCCTGGGAGTGGAAAGAGGTCGAGACGAACGTCACCATCGACCAGCGTTCCCTCATCCGGGCCGACTCGGAGTACGCGGTGGCCAACTACGTCATCGAGCAATGCGAGATCGCCAAGATGGACCTGCGGGACAAGATCGCCTACGGCGTGTGGTCGGACGGGACCAACTTCAAGGTGTTCGACGGCATGTTCGAGATCGTGGACAACGGCACCATCTCGACCACCTACGGTGGCCTGACCCGTGCCAGCTACCCGTTCTTGAATGCCCAGGTCGATTCGACTACCACGGTGCTCGGACTCGGGGCGATGAACTCGCTGTGGGACCTTTGCACCAAGGGCGCCCGGGCGCCGAAGCTGACCGTCTCCATCCGGGCCAACCTGACCCGGTTCGAGAACCTCCTCCAGGCCCAGGTGCAGTACACCCAGCCGACCGCCGTGGTCGACCAGACGTTCGCCTCGGGCGGATTCAGCGGCGGGTGGTATCGCAACCAGCCCTGGATGGTGGACGAGCACATCCCATCGGCGACGACCGAGGGCAACCTGTTCTTCTTGAACGACGACTACTTCGAGCTCGTCATCAACGAGAACGGTGACTTCGTGGTTCACCCGTTCCAGATGCCGACCAACCAGTTCGTCATCACGTCGCTGACGTATGTGGCGGGCAACATCATCTGCACGAACCCGCAGGTGCAAGGCAAGTTCACCGCCCTCACGGCATAGGAGGAAACCGTGCCTCTCGCAGATTCATATAACGCACTCGCGTTCAACAACCAGCAGCCTGAGTATCAGTGCTTGTGGGCGCCGCTCGGGGTGTCCCAGGCCAGTGCGACGACGGCGATTGTCGATCCTCCGCTCCTGGCCGCCGCATGGGTTCCGGGGATCTTGGTGTCGATCATCGCGGCGGGCGTGGGGACTAACCCCGGGCCTGGCGGTGACGACGATGGCTCGTCCAACTGGACTGTGGCGCAGGTGGACATCGCGGCAACCTCAGCGACGACGTTCCTTGCTGGCGTCATCCTTGGGTTCGGCGCGTTGGGTAGCTACCTCAACGCCGCGCCGAACACCTACGCGCCGACCCAGGCTGGTCCGAACCTTGTCGCGATGATCGGGACGCACGGTATCGCCCAGGTGCTTTGCGACAACACCACGACCGTTGGCCACACGCTCATTCCGAGTACCACGCACGCCGGTTTTGCGTCCGATTCAGGTGGTACGACCACGACCGCAGGGTCGACCATCGGTGTCGCTCTCCAGGCCGTGACCGTGTCGACGCAGGCCAAGCGGGTGTGGGCCAAGATCAACGTAAACCAGGGCATTTGATCGAGAGGTAGTTCATGCCAGTCGAGATCACCCCGAATCCCCAGGCCATCACGACGGGGGAGATTTACCGCAACATCCTCGCGGACAACGGCACGCCGCCGGCGATGCTCGACATCACCTCGATGGACCAGTTGCTCCACGTCCTTGAGCACGGCCTGTTCCGCTCGACCGCCGGTTGGTACGGCTACGGGAACGACGGCAAGGTCACGTTCGACGGCACGACCACGATCCTCGGTCTGGCGCCGTCTACGGGCGTCTACACCTTGACCCGTGACATCTACCTTTCCGGTGGGTCCGTCATTACGTCGGCGGCGACCATCACCACGGCCGGGTTCAGGATCTTTTGCCAGGGCAACCTTCTGGTCAACGGCACCATCCGCTCCAACGGCAACGCGGCGTCGGCCAACACGGCCGGCGCGGCGCTCTCCTACTCGGGCACGATCTCCAACACCACGGTCGGTGCGGCCGGTGCGGCCGGTTCGACTACGACCGGAGCGGCCGGGGGATCCTCGGCCACCAACGGCCTCGGGGGGGCCGGGGGGGCCGGGGGCAACAACGCATCGGGTCCGAACCTCGGCGCGGCCGGTGGCACGGTCACCGCGCCCGCGGCCACGGTCGAAGGACCGTACTCGGTCGACCTCGCCATCAAGGCCCGCGTCATCGGGACCACGGCCTACGCCCTCCTTCTCGGCGGCGCTGGCGGTGGCGGTGGCGGTGGAGACGGAACGAACCTCTCGGGTGGAGGTGGAGGCGGCGGCGGGATCGTCGTCGTGGCCGCCAAGAGCCTGTCCGGCACCGGGACGATCTCGGCTCAGGGCGGCGCGGGGGGCGCGGCCAACGCCACGGGGACGCCTTCGGGCGGCGGCGGCGGCGGTGGGGGATGCGTCATCGTGATCTCGACCAGTGTGAACCCGCTCGTCATCGGCGGAGCCACGACTGCCATCGTCGGCGGTGTTGTGGCGACCGCGGCCGGGGGGGCCGCGGGCGCAGCGGGCGCAGGTGGCGGTGTGCCGGGCAATGCCGGTGCCGCGGGCACTTTGATCCTTCTCCCAGGCTAGGAGCGACATGGCAATCCCTGATCCAGCGATAGTCGAGGGCGACCTGCCGGCGTCCAAGAGCCGGGGTATTCCTCAGCCCAAGGTCAACGTGACGTCGATGAAGGCCCGCGGGGTGGTGACCCAGCCCGAGGACCGCCACCGCGTCCGACCGGCCGACCAGCCGTTCCTGATGGAGCACACGATCCTCAAAGTCACCAACGTCGACAGCGTCGACTGGGAGTTCAAGTGGGACCGGACCAAGTACCTGATCCGTAAGGGTCAGACCGGGTTCGTCCCCTTCCCTGCCGTCGTGCTCAAGATGGGCGACCCGCGTTCGATGCCCGACATCGTCACCCGGTTCAACTCAGAGGACGGCCAGCGCGGCATCATCCCGACGCGCTACGACTCCCTCTGCACCCTGTTCGCCCACTACGGGATCGCGAATGAGGACGTCGCCGAGCTGGTGGATTTCGCCCCGAAGCTCGAGGTCCGCACGATGGCCGAGGACATTGTCATCCAGTTTCCCGTTCAGAACCCCGACATGGTCGCCTGGCCGGTCCCGCAGGTCCCCGAGCCGGGCCGGGAGAACTCCGACGCCCGCCGTCTCATGGACAAGCTGGGCGAGGAGAACCGCTCCATGCGTGAGGAGCTCGCCGAGATGCGGTCCCTCATCGCCGGGCGCTTGAACCCGCCTGTGGGCCAACCCGACCCGAGGCTCGAGGAGCAGGGGGACGACCCCGACGCCCTGGCTGCGGCTCTCGCCGGCGCCACCGTGGACCAGGGGCCGAGCTCGCAGCTCGGTTAGGGTGCCCGAAGCCCCGGAGTCCTGGGGCACGATCCCCATTGACGACCTGATGGACCTGCTCGAGGTCACGACGCATCGCCTGGCCAAACAGTACGAGGAGGTGGCGCTGGACGAGGGCGCCTACCACCGTCAGTTTTGGACCACCTGGCAGCACCTCC